ATGAAACATTTTATTAAAGAAAACAAAGGCTTAGCCATCTACAGCTTTTTGATGGTCTTTGCTACTTATGGTATTAAACTATTTAACAATACTTACGCTATTGATACTATGCACTTAATGACTAACTACAGAGGCTACTTAAAACATTGGGTTTCCATTGGTAGACCAGGATTAGTAGCTTTAAAGCTTTTAACATACAACTATGTAAATGTTTATTTTTTAAATTTATTAGCTATTATTTTCTTTGCTATCGCCACTATCTTGTTGTGCTATTATGTTGATCTTTCAACTAAGCAGATTTATAACAAAAAGTATTTATATATTATCCCAAGTATTTTTCCAACCAGTCAATTATTTAGCGAACAATTTTACTTCGTCCTACAAAATTTTGAATTTTCATTAGGTATCTGTTTGGTTATACTTTCTCTCATTGCTATTTACCATATTCCCAATAAAATTTTTAAATTATTCGGCTTTTTGTTGCTGGCATTTACACTTACTATGTACCAATCATTCTTTGTATTTGCGTGTACCTTAATTTTATTCAAAATTTTAATGGCATTGTATTTTGCTCAGTTAAATGATCTTAAAATTTCTTTTAAAGACTATGCCTTCAAAATCGGCCATTTTATTCTACTAGCTATTTCATCTCTCGTTCTATCTCAACTAATGGCGATGTTAGCGAAAAAAGTTTTAAACGTTGAAAGCTCCTATCTAGATAATATGATTCTTTGGGGTAAACGTCCCTTGATAGATTCTATCAATGATATTAAAGATTACGCCAAAGAACTATTCTTCCCTCAAGTCGGAGACACTTTTTTTACACCGCTGTTTTTGATATGTGTTCTTTTACTGGTCATTGTATTAATTAATATGTCCTATCTAAAACGCAAAAATGTTTTTTTCATCTTTATTACCTTGTTAGGTATTCTAATCACTCCACTTATGTTTACAATTTTAGGTGGAAAACGTCCAGCAATTAGAGGTGAAGTACCTAACTTCCCTGCTGTTTTAGCGTTATTACTCATCTTTATTATGATTTACTGGGGATACAACTTTGTGCTTAAACATTTATTAATTGGTATAGTGATTTTCTTTACTTTTATTCAAGTTCGGGAAACAACCAACCTAGAATATTCTGAGTATCTAACAGCGGAAGAAGATTTACGTACTGCGGAAATGATTACAAATAATATTTATTCAATGGAAATTGAGAATCCTGAATCCTATAAACTTTTAATGTATGGAAATCGTTCTCCTCGGAATGTTTCAAATATAAAAGGTGAAACAAACGGTGTCTCATTATTTGAATTCATGCCTAACTCGGTGCATACTAGTTTAAATACTTTACTCTATATGAAAACATTTGGATTAAATTTTAATGATCCTACACCAGAAGATTTTGAAAAACACAAAGCTTTACAAGCGGAAATGAATGTCTGGCCTAGCAAAGATTCTATCCGAGTGGTAGATGATTGTATTGTTGTTAATTTGTCAAAATAATTTGGTATTTCATCTTTTTGAGAGTGGGACAATAGTCCTTTCTCTCTGCATATACAATCTACTCATTCAGAAAATTTCAGCCACTGCTTGCGATTGCAATAGGACATAGTTTTTACAAAGACAAAATGATAAAGCAAACCGTAAGCTAGCCCCAACATATTTAACAAAATTCTTAAGTAAAGACTTGTTTCTAGCCCAAATATCATAGAAGCTGCCATGATAGCACCAACACAATTAAAAATCGTTTTACTTTTATAAGATGTGCATAAGCCTAAACAAAGTCCTCCTAAAATACCAAGTAGGTTCGTTGGTATATAAAATAACAAGATAGCCGATACTAGAGAACCAATAACGACCCCTATTATTCGTTCTTTTGCTCGTTCAGACAATTTAAACGTATTATACCCAGAAAATAATGACGAACTAGCAAATGTTGCCCACATAAAGCGGTCAATCTGAAGGTGCGTTCCTATAAAAAGTAATAAGCTAATGCCTAAAGCGTAATAACCAAACCAAATATTTCTTTGATTAAAAAAACCATTTTCTGTAACCATCTGTATAAAAGTAATCTCTTGATCCAATTTTTTATGTTTCACATGATAAACAAAAGCTAAAAGTAAATAGGCAAACACTAATACAAAGAAAGTTTGTTCTAATTGCTGAAACGATTGATAGTGAACCGTGCCAACTAAATATAAGTAGGAGAACGTATACAAGCCAGGATTACCCATTTTAGGGTTTTTACCAGTTAAGAAAAACAATGCCAGCAAGCAGATAAAATGAAGGCCCAATTGTAAAAATGATACAGAAATCAGTGAAATTAATGGACTAACACCTAGAATTGTTAACACGATTCCTAAACTAAGCAAGGCCTGTTTTTCCCTGTAGCCATATGAGACGAAACGGATACTCAACAGCAAACAAAATAATACAATTGAAAAAGGCGCTACAGCTTTTCCAAAGAAAAAAGTAATCGTCGACACCCATAAAATCGCAAACGAAACTAATAAGATATCCCTTATTAACAAGGCGCGCCAAAAATATCTCCGCTGTTTTTTAGTGTCCGCTTGATGAATTTTTTGTTTTAAAATAAATGGATCTAACTGCAATAATTGATAAAAAGTCACCTAAAATCATCTCCTAAAAATCGACTCTTCTCAATTCATTATTCCAACTTTTCCTTCTATGAAATCATAAGAAAAGTAGTTGTGACGAACATTTTACTACAACTTTTTTTCTGAATCAATACATGCTTTATTTCTTAATTCAATACCTCTCCCGATACGATTTGCTTACTTCATAAAAAATAAGCCTAGAAAAAATCAAAACGATTAATTCTAGACTCAAAATTAAATAACTGTTGAACAAAAGCTAGCGCTTTTTTACATAAACTTTTCCAACAGATCCATTTCTTTTTCTAATTCTTTTTCATCATACTTGTCATACTTACCAGCTTCGTGTGCAATTTTTTTAATCTCATGAATGGCTTTTTTTTCAACAATCCATTTCTTCATACTATGTTTTTTTGTATCCTCATCTAGCGAGCCCAACTCTTCTAAACTTGCATCCAATTTGTTCAAAACGTCGGCAATTTTTGCTAATGCTTGCGCTTCTTTTTCTTCATAGTTTGACATAATAGACACCTCTTCTTAAGTATTTTTCTACTTTAAGTGTACGTCTCTGTCGTTTTATTTGCAACGAATAACTCAACTGCTTCTCGGTACGGAGGATAAGGGATTCGAACCCTTGCACGATGTTACTCGCCTAACGGTTTTCGAGACCGTCCCCTTCAGCCAAACTTGGGTAATCCTCCCTCTACATTCCATCTACAAATGAACATGTAATGAATCAATAGATAAAAAGCCTAGACCCTTACACAACAAGGATTCTAGGCTCTATCTAACTAAATTATTTAGTTTCACGATGTAATTTTTCTACAACACCATATTTAGACAGACTAGAACTCACAAGGGTTTACGTAATATCATTTTAATTCAAATTAACAAAATAGACTATAACAACAAGATAAAATCTACATCAAAAAATAAAAAAAGGCAAGCGAATAGACATGTAAAATATACCGAATAAATAAAAAAATCCCTACCTCTCACAGTGAGAAGTAGGAATTTGCTTATTTCTTAATAATTCAATGTTTGACCAGGATAAATCAAGTTAGGATTTGCTAATCCGTTTAATGTAGCTAAGGCTTGATAAGTAGTGCCGAGTTTGGCTGCAATACTAGATAAATTATCGCCGTATTTAACCGTGTAGACATTACTTGTTGCCGATCCATTGACTTTCAAAACTTGACCAGGATAAATAAGATTTGGATTTGTCAATCCATTTAATGCAGCCAACGTTTGATAGTCTGTTCCATATTGATAAGCAATACTTGATAATGTTTCGCCATATTGAACCACGTGTGTTGCTTCTGGTTGCTTATCAGGAACTGTTGCTGCATCTGGCAATAATTCAATATTGCCTTTGCTGATCCATGACAAGATACCTTCAAGCAATACTCTGCTCTCAGTTACTTCTTGTACTTTATAGCTGTTTCCTTTTACCCATTGCGGAATAGCTTCGCCAGTTGCCCAAGCATCAACACTAAATTTCACTTTAACAGTGTCGCCCACTTTAACATCGGAACTTGGCGTATTTTCTACTTCTTTACCTTCCTCAATAGCTGGTGTGTTTGTTGCTGGTTGGTTATTCTTTGTATAACCATTATCAGTAATACCTGTTAAATCTACGTTACCATCTAAACCACCTGCAATATAAGCGGATGTGAATTGCCAAATGCCAATACCATCCATGCTTGGGAAATAAGCATACAATGGATATGGTGACACACCATCGATAGGATACGCAGCAATCCATAAAGAGTTAGGAAACTCTTTGATGATTTGTTGATAGTTTACATGATTTAGTGTAAATGGCTTATAGCTGTAATACATTGGAGTATAGCCAGCCTGTTTGATTCTGCGCATACCGTACAAAATTGTCTCTGTATTTGCTGCTTTTTCGGCATCTGAACTTACATATCCTCCATATCCATCTGGAACACTAGCCAACGCTCCATGTTCAAAATCTAATGCAACGATGGAATTTTTAGGCGTTTGAATACGTGGCAAGAAATAATCCATCGTTGTTTTCGCAATGTCCATGTTTCCCCAAGTGTCATACCAAATATAGGTATGCGCACGTTTACCTTGGGCAATAGCACTTGCTACTTGCGTTTTATATGTGTATTGTTCATAAATACCGCTAGCATTGTAGCCACCAATCTGGGCAATAGCGAATTTATCATGTGCATAGCCAAAACGACCTTGTTCGCCTTGATAAATCGCCCAATCCACACCTTGATCTCCTTTTGCAGCAAATACACCGGTAGGCATAAAAAACAGAGCGACAAGCGCTCCTGCTAAAATTTTCTTTTTCATTTTTATTTCTCCTTGTCTTTTAAATTATATGCTGATACTCCTGTTACCACTCCTAAAAAAGTTGCTATGGCATTAATAGTTAAAACAGTCATATCTGTTTGCTGCCATCCATAAGCTTTACCTAGTGTGGCAACCAAAACAGAACTTGCAGGTAGCACTGTTAGCACGCCCCATTTGATAATTTTGTAGTACTTATCTGGTAGAATCATTCTTATACACCTCCTAAATATTTTGTAAATAAATAGACAACTACTGACACCCCTATGCCCGCAATTGTCCGCCAAGACCATTTCTGATTTTCCTTTATTTCTTTGATATCTTCTTCATTATTTTTAGCAATAGAGAAAGCATAATCAGCCTTTTCCTTAGCATCTTCTGTCTTTTCTCTTAACACTTCGTAGTTATCGAGCTTTGTCTCAATACGCACTAAACGCTCTACAACATCTTGAATCAGTTCATCCTTCACATAAAGTTCCTTCTCTCTATAAATAAAAACCGCTTAGCTTTTTTGCTAAACGGTTTTTATTTTAAAATTCAGTTCCTATACTAATTCTGTGATATGCATAGAAGATAATTGAGTATAATCAAGTTGCTTATCTGCTGCTAATTCTAAGCGAAACGCAAGATACTCACCTTTTTTTAGTGTAACGTTTAAATCAAAAGCTGCGACATTTTGATAATTCAAGCCGCCAACAGCTCCGACTGCTGATCCAATACCTAAGTCACCTACGCCTTCATCAAGGCCTTTGTCTATATGAGTATAAGCATAGAGAACACCTCTCGAACTACCAACATGGTATTTTACAGTTCCGCTTATATTTAGCTTGCAGTCTCTAAGAACTTTTGCTTGCCATCGCCCACTATTCCACTCCAACGGTTCACTTTTCATAGGCAACCCAAGTCGCTGGCCTATGTTGCTAAATTCTGGCCCTAAATTATATCTTGCCTTATTTTTGAATCCAGCATGGTTAGTTCCTGGTGAATACCAAGCTTCAAAAGGTTGTTCTTTTTCAAAAGCTACTTTTTTCCAATCCGTCCAAGATGAAGGTACTCCCCCTAATTGTCGAATAAATATTGTTCTTTCTGTCTGAAATAATTGTCTAACCCCTCCTGGGTCTTTACAAACGAATAAACTTCCAGAATTAGGTAAAGGTTTATTATCAACTCCTGTAGCTGGGATTGAATAAATGCCTGGCAATATAGCATCGTTTAAATCTAATATTTTAGAATTTTTTCTGACAAATAAACCATCTTCGAAAGAATCAGTTATCTCTTTAAAATTTTCATTTAGCATGACTTGGTAGTCTGCATCACCTTTTTTAAATGTATACATTCTTTTCCTCCTAAAATTTAATTTCTATAACTTTAAATGCTTCAATAAAGCGAATAGTTCGACTATCTATTTTTGTTACTGTTGGATTTACCAATTTAAAGTTCATTGGCACTTTAACTTTGAAACTGAATAAATCAAGATATTCTACACTGTGAGGAATCTTTTTCACATTGCTACCGCCTAATCCCGTAGGTTCATTAGCTAGCCCTGATAGACCAATACCGTATTCCCAATACAAAACTTGTACATTAGGATAACCACGTAATTTGTGCTCAATAGCGGGCAGGTCTTCCGTGGCTTTCATTTCATTGATTTGGTTCTGTAAATTTGATGCTTGATTTGTATCTAACTCATTTTTTAAAGCTGCAAACCATTCGTGAATTAAAACATCAAAAGCATTTACTTTTCCATTACCTGATTGGATAATTTCTTCAATATTAGAATCCATATCGGTTTGCGCTTTTGCAACATAGTTTTTAAAATCATTTAGGATTTTTTCATAACTCGTCTTGTTGGCTTCCGCAATTTTTTTTAGTATTGCTCTTCTAACCCTGAAACATTAACCTTTTGAAACGGCGAAGAATACCCGCATACTTTCGTATCTGATCGTTTGTCTGTAATTAAATCACCTGTAATACTAGATACATTTCGGGGTACTCTTATTGTGGCTAATTGTAGCTCATAAACGTCTGATGTACGGGTTACTGTCGTATCGTTCTTTTTAACTACTAAAAATACATCTCGCACACTTTTATCCACGCGAACCACAATGCTATCCGTCCTGTCTTGCATACTGCTTGCTACATCAATACTTAAAGCTTTTGTAGTACTATTCAAGAAGACTTTACCGACAAATGCATAGCCTGAATCTACTTGTACTTTCATCCCACCATTAGGACTGGCAGTAACTTTTAATGCGTTAGCTGTTGTTAGCGAAACGCCATAAGAAAAAAGACCCTCGAAAAATTTCGAGAAGTCGCTATCATCGTACATTCTATCGCCATCTATTGATAGCCAAGGAAAACTCCATTCCATGTATTACCTCCTATTCCCTGCCCAAAACATCAAAAATGGTAGGTGTTTCTTTCCCGAAAATCGGTTCAATAAAAAGCCCCTTAGAATCATAGGTCTTTTTGATGGTTGTAATTGTTGATGTTTTCTTCAAGTTGTAAAGATTTGATTTAATAGTGATCGTGTCACCTAATTGATAATCTTCACCTAATTTAAACAGTTTAGAGCTTGTGGGAACCTCACCACTCAGTGTCAAAATTCGTTTACGTTCTGAGAGCTTACTATTTCCTCGATTTTTTAAGGCTTCAATATATTGCGAATCTGTCAAAGTGACCTCGTCAGTTGTCTTTTGCAAGTCTCGAGCATCTACGTATAACTCTTTTCTTTGTAGACCTGTTTTCTCGTTACCCACCACTACACTTTTTCGTTCCGAGCCTTCACCTTCACCGAAAACAATAGCGGTTGAAGATTCATCAAAGTTATTGTTCTGATACCCCGCTTTTGTTAGATTTTCGTATTCGTCTGAAAACTCAATCGTTCTCGAAACATCTCGACCTTTAAAAATAGATAACGTATTACCAGGAACGCCTAATTTAGTAGCTGTCTCTCTTATCCCAAAATCGTAGGATGTACAAAGAGTTTCCACTTCTTCGGCTACGACACCATAACTATTCTGATACTGGATAGACTTATTCCCTAAATTAGCTCGGGAATCCAATTTTAAATATTGAATTTTTCTTTTTGCATCCGAAGGGTTTACTACTTCATTATTAAGATGTTCCCAAACAATTTGCTCTGGCGGCGCTGTTTTATTATATATTCGATAAACAATACGATCTAAAGCCTTACCTAACAGCGATTTTCCTGATACTTTTATTTGTGCTGTCGCTTGATCGTCAACCACTACAGCATCAATATAGAAATACAGACCTTCCATATAAATAACAGTGTCTGGAATAAACATTTTTATATTCGTTGGTGTTAAACCCACAAACAGCTCAAAAGTCGAATAGCTATAATAGTTAAGATTAACCGTTAAGCTTTTGAAACCATCGAAAACTTTTTCGGAAATAAAATTCCATTGGTTATTTACATCCTGCGTAAAAATCTCTAATTCCATTACACACCGCCTACCAACGGCTGAAAGTCAAGTTGTACAATTACATTCCCAATACCTGTAGTAGCCTTTACTTGAAAATAGTTATCACCTTTTTCAAGCTGCAAAAAAGTAGAATTAGAATCTCGCAATGGCATAGCATTAGTTTCAACTCCATTAGGATCTGTCATTATCGCTTCTTTCTGCCCTCGAGTAGTAACTAATTTAAATTTAGTACCTGCCTGAAAGGAGCCTTTAAAACGGAAAAACTCTTGAGTAATTACATTATATACTTCTGGATCTGTCGCTTCTGCACCCAAAGAAAAATAAAACGTACCACCTACTGACACATCACCATCATTAGTTACTGGTACAATTTCACCACTTTTTAGCGTAGCAAACTCATACCCTTTAGTTATTTCTAACGGCCACGTATGTTTTTTCGTAGCAACAGCTAAAGGAATTAGCGTATTATACTTGCTCATATCTGACCAATACGGGTCTAAAGCTAAAAAAGTACAGGTAAAGACCTGCGTAATATTTTTAGCAGGATCAGGTAAATCTGGCGCTTTGACTACTAAAACATCAATTTGAAATTCATGATCAAACATCCTATAAATTAAAGTGCCAGCTATTTTAGGATTTAACGTTTTTATCATCTCATGCTGTAAATTGAAAAGATCCTTTGTTCCTTTAGCAATTATTTCACCTTTTATCGTTAAATCGCGCTTATCTAAACGCTCCGAAACTTTAATAACACCATCTAGTCCATATTGTTCTTCTGTTATGATCTTATTTTCAACAGCTCCGAAGCCTGTTTTACTTTTAACGGTAAAAGGTGGTTGAACACCGAAACTAATCAAAGAACCTTCCGAGTTCTTGTATATAAGTTCGTACATCCAACCTACCTCCTTATTTTCTCAGTGTTGCAAGGTCCTGCAACTTATATTTTGTTTCTCTTGCAATTTCTCGAGGCGTTAATGGTTCAGGGCTCGTAATGTATTGTGTAACATTGATATCCCCGTCTTTTTGTTCAGCCATCACACCTCTTACAGCAGTTTCGACATATCCCAAAAGTGTATCAATAGGCGCGACAGCCTCAGCCCCTGCTTCTCCACCTATCATTGCATTGTTTCCATTCATGCCAAATAGGGTAGGTTGGGTCATGATACCACCATCTTTGTACCACTCTATGCCCAAGCTTGGTATTTTACCTTTCAGTAAGTCACCCGCAGACCAGCCCGCCGGACTGATAGAAAAGTGTGGTAGGGGAATTTTCGGCCAACTAATATTAAAGTTAAAGAACCCTTTAATCGCATCGACTACACCTTTTACGAGATTCTTAGCCGCGTTCATGGGTCCATCAATAGCATTTTTCACGCCGTTAAAGATGTTTGAAACAGTACCCGTAATTCCACCCCATACATTGGATATGGTATTTTTAACAGCATTAACAACATTGGTTATTACTGATTTGACCCCTTCCCAAATGGAAGAAACAGCATTTTTCATACCATTAAATAGATTTTTAACGATGTTCACCATAGCACTTACTATGTTAGAAACGGTTGACTTAATACTGTTCCAAACAGTAGATGCTGTATTTCTAATTGCATTAAAAATGTTTGTAATTGAATTTTTTAATGAATTAAAGATATTTGTTACTGTATTTTTAACCGCGGTAACGATGTTAGAGATAGTCGTTTTAATACTATTCCATACACTAGAAGCCGTGTTTCTAATGGCATTGAAAATGTTCGTTATCGTGTTTTTCATAGTATTAAATATCGGTGTAACAAAATTAAGAATTGCTTGTGCAACATTAATTATTGTTGTTTTAACGGCATTCCAAACATTAGTTGCTGTGTTTTTAATTGCGTTAAAGACATTAGTAATCGTCGTTTTAATAGCATTAAATACAGGAGTGACAAAGTTTTTAATGGCCGTAGCAACTGAAGTTATTGTATTTTTAATTCCGTCCCAAATACTCTTTACAAAGTTCGCTATGGTATACCACAGTTGCTCAAAGAAATTTTTGAAAGCATCAAAAATACCTTTTATCACCCCGATAAAACCGTTGATGATTCCCATAACGGTATCACCTATTTTTTCCCATACACCGGTAGCAATTGCTTTTATGAGATCCCATAGATATTGGAAATACGCTTTAAAGCCATCAAAAATACCTTTCCAGATATTAATTGTATTAACGATTATCGCACCTACGACAGCGTAAATTACATTCCATACTGTTTGAAGAAAATTCTTAACGCCATTAAAAACATTTTCGACTGTTTTTTTGAAGCCATCAAATGTTTTCTTGCCAGCATCCGTGAATTTCTTCCAAATTTCTGAGACTTTGGCGGTAATATCATTCCACGTTTTTACTAAGCTATCTTTTAACCCACTAGCTGTTTTAACAATAGAATCCCAAGTTTGTTTAACAAAGTCGGCTACACTTTTAAATACCTTCAATGCGGTTTCTTTGACTGCATTCCACGCATCAATAACCACTTTTCTAAATTTATCATTTGTTTTCCATAAGTAAATGACTGCTGCAACCAAAGCAACAACTGCAGATATTATTAAAACAAACGGGTTAGCATTTAGAGCTGCGTTATATATTCTTTGCGCTACCGCTGCTGCTTTGACAGCCGCTACATTTAGTTTAAAAGCTAAAGTAGAAGAACCTTGGGCTTTGCCTAATGCTATCGTTGCCGCGTCTAAGCCTTTTGTTGCTAACTTAGAAGCAAACATTACGGTATTATATGCTTCTTGGGCAATTTTAATGCCTTTCATAATACCTTTATACGTTATGAATGCCGCTCCTACTCCTACTACTACCGATTTGAGTGAGTTGAATAATGTCTTGTTTTTAGATATGGTGTTTGTAAATTTATCAAATGCAGGGATGACGTCGTTTACGATAACTTCACTCACAGCTCCTGATATGTCCCAAAGCACCTCTACGATTTTTTCAATCGCAGGTAATACTACTGTATTTATTGTTTTAAATGCAGATTTAAAAATTTCTATCGCTTTAGGTACTACAGCTGTGAAAATATCGGCAAAAGTAATTGACCATGTACTAAATACTCCTGCCAATTTCGTAAATATCATAGACACTTGACTGCCCGTATCCTCAAAAATCCCTTTTATTTCAGGCAGTTCTTTTTGTACAATCTGAGCTACATTTTTTATAGCATCACTAATCCACTTAAAAGCCCACTGAAGATTCATCACAAAACCTGAATTTTGAATGCTGTTAAATGCATCCATAGCCGATTTTTGGAATCCCCCAAAGTCTGGTATAACTGCAGCTACCTTATCACCTAAGCCACTTAAGCCTTTCGTAATGCTTTGAATAATCGAAACGACCGTTCCTAAAATAGGGGTGCCTATTTTTGCTAAAAAGTCCTGCCACGCTTGTTTTAAGTTACCCATAACGTTTTCATATCCGTCGGCTTCGCGAGCAGCCTGTCCTACAGCTCCGGCTTGTTTAAGCATGTTGCTAGCATAATCTAAACGAGTAGCTTGTTTCGTCGCTTCATCTAAATTTTGCCAATCTTTTGTAGAACCTACTACTCCCTGAGAAATAGCAAACTGCGCCATTTGAGTATCATTTGCAAAAATCCCTATCGCTTCACCAGCTTCGTAGTTTCCTTTTAGAAACGAAGTAAGAGAACTTGAAGCATCTTCCAGTGAAACATCATAGAAAGCTGCAGCATCTGCCGCTAAGGTAGTTGCTTGCTCTGATTTCTTCATTGCGGCTTCTGTATCTAGCCCTAAACCTTTAAACATTGAAGTAATTCGAGAAAATGTCGGCTTTATACGGTTAGGTAGGATATTCATTTTTTTACCCATGCCATCTACCATTTTTTGTGCTAACGGTTCTAACTTACCAAAAACCTGGTTAAATTGTGCATTCAAAGCTTGTGCACTTGCCGCGGCTTCTACGCTTAGCTTCCCAAAATTAACGATTTTTTCTACGGCAAAAGCAGCACCAATTGCTAGCGCTGCTTTTTTAAAGAACCCCACTAATTTACTTGTTGTTGATTGTCCCTTAGATTCCGTCTCGTCCAAAGCCTTATTGGCTTCACCATTATCGACACCGATTGTACCAAAAAGCTTGAAAATTTCGCCCATTAAGACACCTCACCTTCTTTTCGAGGTTTAACAAATTGACTAGCAAAATCTAATGCTTTTTGTTGTTCTTCTTTTGTGATAGATTTCGCTTTATTTTTACGTAAAGGTCTGTATTTTTGTTGTTCTTTAAATTCTTGTAAAGACTGCGTCATCTGTGTGTGCAACCACTGATTGTAGATTTTTTCTTCTTGTTCCACTTCTTGAACATAAAAAATAAATTCCATTAAGTCACACAAACGATAGGTACGAAGTAACGATATCGGATCTCCGTACCTTTTGAACAACAAATCTTTAATTCGGTGTTCGCCGTCTTTTATTTCAATAAGATGGCGATAGAAGAGAAAAAATCAGCTAGTTCTGGTTTCTTAAAGAAATCGACTAATAAAGTCGTATACTCCTTTAATCCAAGAGCTGAAATTTCTTGTACGGAGGCGCCTGTTAACTCTGCTAAAAGTCCATTAATGTCACTCTTAATATCTTTTAAGTTAAGCATGACTTTTTGCAACATCGCTGCGCCCATTTCAATGCCACGCTTAGTAGCTTCTTTGTCAGCTTTTTCTTTGGCTGCATCAATTTTTTTCTGTTCTGCTTTTGTCGGCTCTTTCGTTTTATGATCAAACAGCTCTACCTTTTCAGCAGATTCGATATTTTTTTCAAATAAATTGATAAACTCATCTTTTACATCAAGTTTTCCGACAATGGTTAGTAATGTAAATAAGTCATCACCTTTTAATTCACGCATTTCTAAAGTCATTTTATTATTCCTCCATGTAAAAAGGACGACTATCGAGCCGCCCTTTATTAGTATTTTTTTACTTTGCTGGGATTGTCACAGAAACAGCCGTACTCCACTCGGAACCGAAGCTGTGTTCATTTAAATAGTCTGCTTTTTCTGTATCATTTGAACCTTGTCCCACTTCGCTAAAGCCCTGAACATATAGAAAAATTTGATCGTTCGGCTTAGAGCTAGGTATATTTGCCTTTAGCAGCTTCCAGTTGTTTGTTTCACTGTAGCCCATCATAGTAGCTTGGCTAGGTTCCGATTGATTAGCACCGCTATAATGAATGACATAACTAGTTGACCCATCACTTGCCCATGATACTGAAATAGCTCCGTCTTCTTCAACAGTTGCCTGCACGTTTTTAGGGACTTCGGGACGTACGGGTACAGGATTATTTGAAGTCCCAGGGTAATAAATGCGGAATGGGAATTCATCATTTATTAGCTGTTCATAAGAAGCATTAGCTGTGATTTCCTGTTCAATTACTACCTCTTTGCCATCCTCTGTTTTAATTTCAAGTCCGCTTTTCACCAATCCGTTATCTAACGCAACGATGATAGGCTGTTTCGTTCCATTATGAATACCCACAACGGCCATGTTAGGGATATAGTCCCCTTCTTCTAAATAGCGTTTAGGTTTAATAATTTTATAACCAGTAGGTGCTTCATCTGTAGTAGCATCTGTCATCGTAGCATTTAATGATCGGCGTAAATTTTCTGCTGTTAATTCAATCAAGTTGGCTTTCATCGTAGCTGTGGCTGATTCAAGCACATTCAAACCTACTACGTCCATAATATAAGCACCGTCTACTTCCACTTTACGGTAAGAAAGTTCTGTTTTGATTTCTACACCACCAGAAGTTGCCCCCATGGGAATACCGGTAAACTCCTCTTTCTCTTTATCGTATTTAAAATCGGTAAATACTGTCGCAGAATCAATGACAAAATTGTCTGCGGTTGTTTTTGTATAACCTGTTTTAGGTAGTGCCATATTCTTTCTTCCTCCAATCGACCGCTACATAAAAGCGGACATTTCTTCTTTTTAACAGCTCTTCTTTTGTTGGTATTTTATTTGATCCTTGAAAACTAAAAATGAGATTTAGTTCTGGAGTTAGTACCCTTTTGTAACAAAGAGCTGTTTTTAACTTGTCTTCTAGAACAAGCAAGTTTAAAAATGAATTATTTTTGTCAAAAATATCAATATCCAGATAAAAACCATCTTGATTTCTACGAATAGGCTCGGAATCAAAATCAAAGGTGGCGTATGGATAGATGACCTCTTTTCGAGGATTCGTTTCTAAAAATGTTTCTGGGTGTATCTCTTGTAAGATTCTTACCAGCTCTCGTATAAACTCTTCCATCACTTATCCCCCTTTAAATGTAGCCCCGTATTCTTTCCCTAGAATTTCGATGACTTTTTCTTTATTCTGCCGAAACGCGTTTCTTAAAAACTTTTGTGGTTTCTGACCTCTTGTAAAATGCCATTCTCCATCTGGTCCCTCAAAGAACCATCCACCTTTACGTCCTGAGCCATTTTCAGCAAATTCTCCGGTTCCGAATTCAACATAAATGGCGTATTGTTCTGGCGAGCCGACAATGCCGACCACTTTTCCTCCAACAGCCTTAAGTTGATAGTCTATCCGGTCCCGCAACTGTCCTGTTTCAACTGGCGCACCAGACTTTGCAGCAGCTTTGATAATCATGAGGACTTTAGTCATACCCCGTTCTGCCGTCGCGTCTAACTCTTTTTTTTCCTTGTCTTTGTAGCTGATAAATTTAAAGTCATTCTTCGCCACTTAAAACACCTTCAAACTTCAAATAAATTTCATTGTGATGCTTTATGCCAACAGGATTATCGGAATACGTAATATCGTAATAACGATTTGTTTGATCAACCACTCGCATATTGTCTGTTATCCCCTCAATAAATTCGGGAATAATAAGAATGTGTGTAGATTCTTCTACAAATGCGTTCTGTTTCGTTGTTTCATCTGTTCCTGTCACCAAGTCAATATATCCAGAAACTTCTTTAAACAAGCCCCAATCGTCAATAAGCCCTCCTAATCCGTCAGGCTTTTGGCCTTTGACCTCTTGTAGAAAAAAGGTTTGAGGTGAGTACATTATCCCCACCTCATTTTTTTATATTTATTTAAAAAACTGAACTTTGCTGCAGGAAAGCCCTCGATATTATCACTAGCGTTCACATCGTAATACGTGATAGACATTCTAGCGATAGATTCTGACTTAATGCCTAACTTTGCGCCCATCGATTTTTTAAATCGTAAAAGTTCTTCAATACCCATTTTAATATCTGCTGGATACTCTACTTTTGTAATAAAAGCACCAGAAAAAGAGCCCTCAAAAAAAGGCTCTTCAACATCTGTTTCCAGTGTCTTTTCTGTGATAGCTTCAACAGTTGTTAGGCAATCGTTTACTTTAGAATTACTAATTTGAATCGTATCACCTACTCGTAAACCAAGAGGGTTATCTTTTAACACAATAGAATTACCCTTAAAAACAACATCCCTAAAGCGTATATGAACGTTTTGAAAATTATTATTGGTTAGTTGCCTAACTGTCTGTTCGAACGCGTCTAAGTCACTCTGAGTAACCGATGGATCAATTTTTTTTGCTTCTTCAATGCTGATAATCAAGTTAACCACCCCCTAAGATGCAGGTGTACCTGTTACTGCAATAGAGGTTGTAAACGCACCGGAAGTAAATTCAAATGTTGCTTTACCTTCTGCAATAATTGAGCCATCAAATCCACCGTTTTTATTTTTAGTGATAGTAGCAACACTCTCATTACTAGATATCACTGTAATTGCTGAAATTACAGCTTGTGCGTTTGTGGCATCTACTGGATTAGCTGCAATAGTAAATGTCTTAGTTGCGCCTACTGCACCCGTCCATGTTTTCTGACTAGGCGTGATACCCGTTGCTGGATTAGTAGGCGTTACGCTTTTTTTACTGCTTTTAAAATAGCTACTTTATTTTTTTCAGGGATGTGTTTACCATATTTTCCAGCTCCCTGGATTGCTACTCCGTTAAAATCTTCGGAGTCAATAGCACGTGTTACAGAAATACCAACGCCCGCAATACCTACGCTATCCGCGGAAAATTGAGCCATTTCCCCAGTTTGTAATTTGCTTTCTGGAATTTCAACCAATACAAAACCTTTAAATTTATATATTGTTTGTTCATCAATGTTAGCACTTGAATTTTTAGTTGTTGTTGCTAAACCATTGTCTACTAAAAAATCATAAACATCAGGGTGAACATAAGCAACCCAAGCAAGAGACTTAGAAACTAAATTATTCACAAAAGTCTTATGCGCCGTTGAGAACAGCTTAGTTACTCCTTCACTGGTTAATTCAAACTGAATCGTTTCAGAGGCTGCATCAGATAATGCTTTACCTAATAAACCGTCGATATACTCAGCCCAAGCAATCGCTTGTTCCTCTAATCTTTCAGCTACTACTGCGTTAGCGTCATCGTTTACTGTGATATTATCCACTCCTTCGTGAATCGCTAACGGAGATTCATAAGGAACCGTTGTATCAATAGATTTAATTTCTTTACGTGGCCCAAAACGATTAGAGTTGCCAGTTCCTGTACCAAACGCTACGTTTTCACCAGTGTTGTAGGGTTGCATTACCACAGGTGTATCTGAAGTTTTTAGCATCAAAAATGTGTCGCTATCTTTTACAGCATCCGACGTCTGCAACTCTCCTCCAAACGCACGTAAAAAATAAGATTTTTTCTCTGTAATTTTGGCTAATAAGCCTGCATATTGTTTCGTGTAAAATTTTGTAGCCATAAAAAATTCCTCCAATTACTCGTATTTTGATAAGATTGCTTCAAATGGATCTTTTTCGTTTGGTTCCTTCCCTTTTGGCAGTTTGTTATCAATTGGTTGATAGCCAGCTTTATTTTCAGTCTTTTTTTTCGACTTATCATCGAGTGTATCCTTCTTTTCAAAGTAATCAGGGATGGAAGCTTTCAAGTCTTTCACTTTACTTTCTAAGTCCTTCACATTCCCATCTTTGTCAAGTTCTAACTCACCTAATTTAAATAAAGCATAATCAATATCCTTAGCCCCTGCACTTTGTAATGCAGCAGATACTTGGCTATTGATTTTCAAATCTTTGTTTTCCTTTTCCAACGCGTCTGCCTTTTCTTTTAAATCAGCTAGTTCTTTTTGAACATCCGGATTGTCCTTTGTTTTAGCTTCTAGCGATTTTAAGGTTTTATTTGCTTCAGCTAACTGGCTTGAAAGATTATTATATTGGTCTTTTGGTACTGCATTTACAGGAAATTCTTTGTCAATTTCTTTATTAGCAGCCTCCATATCCAACGTACCATCTTCTTTCATATGTTTTGCTAAAATTTGTTTGATCCATTCCATCGTTTTCTACCTCCATAGCATTTATATAGCGGTCGCTGCCGCTTAGAGTGTCAGAATATACCGTCTGCTCGGTAGCGGTGCCCTTTTAACGTCATGGCTCCTGGACAAAATAAAAAGACTTATCAATAAGCAAGTCTTAACTCCTCATATCATCTAATACTTGTTGTTTTGCTATATCTAGCATGCCTAGCAGCGGCAAACTTCCATTTTGACTGTAATAAGTAGTGACCTCTCCATTTGGCCGCTGTACAACAATTGTGGCCTGTTCAAAATCAGGCTCTTGGCTTGATACCCATTCGTAAAACTCTTCGTTCGTCTGCCCTCGCTCTTTTTTACGTTGGATATCTTTAATAGTTTGAACTTTTTTCTTCACGGGTTTTTCCTTTCTCAAAAATTCTTCGTAGTCTGCGTCTAAATGGTCGTAAGGATCTTCCATCTTATGGCCTCCTTTAGGTCCAAAAATAGCACTCAGCCGCTTAATGGGTGAGTGCTACTATTCGTTATAATTATCTGCATCCGCTTGCCACCTATCTAGCAAAGTGGGCTGATTAAGTTTATGTTGTTGATAATATTCCTGTCTCAACTGCTCACGTTCCTCAGGCGTTTTCGCTGTGTCTAGCAGCTTATATAACTCATCAAATTCCTTATCAGTCATCTCTAAAGCGCTACGTCTGTAATCCACATCTCCCTTACCCAAGAATTGTCACCTCCAATATATTATCGACTATCTCCGCTGTATACTTCAAGTTTCTGTTCAGTAGGAATTCACTTTCCTTTTTCATCGAACTGTTCGTTCCTATATAAGCGCCTTGCGTTCCTTTAGGAATCAGGAATTTAACTACTCTACCATCCTTATTTGCACTGGTAAAATTTAAAAAATCCTCAGCAACTTTTTTGTTGATACTAGTAGACTTGAATTCTTTGAATACATTTCCATTCAGAATAGCATCGTATTCATTTGCAGATACACCTCTATAAGTTATTATATCATGTTTCAATTTAAATTTACTAATAGCATCATCTAAATTTTGAATAATATTGACAAGATAAGGTTTTTCTCTTGGATTATATTTTTCATTTCGGAGTATCTTATTCATTTTAGCAAATGCGTCTGATGTATAATCTTTCATAGCATTAACTTGTTCAGGCTTCAACCCAGCAACCCACTCGTCGCTATCGTCTTGCAGATCGGATTGACCGAAGAAGTCCAGCTCAGTAAAATTTGGTTTTGGTTTTGATTCATTTTGTCTGATTCTATCCGCATACCACTCATCATAGCTTTTAAATTCTGACATCTCTTTAGAATCATTATCTTTTCTAAGTTCAGGACTGATACCGTCAACGACTTCAATTGTTGTACATCGGCAATTCACATCTTCTGAGGCTACCCCAAACATCCGCGGACCTTTTGCCGAATGCCCTCTAATGGTAAACTCTTCGTCTACATCAACCTCTTTACCGTCTAACTCTTGATGGGTTCGACGTGTGTGTTTATCAATCGTGGCAAGCCATTTCTTTTTAATATTGATGCCTAGCTCTTTTGCTTCCTCATATCCTTTTTGGGTAGTGACAGACTGAGTACGTCCTGCTTCTGTTCTTGCAATACGTAATGCTTGTTTGTAGCTAGCTTCTGTTTCCTCATTAATCCATCTAGCTATTTCAGCATAACTTTTACCCTCGAATAAGCCTGTTATGATATTGTTAGTCACATTTTGGGCTAATTCATCACGGTACTTGTATAAACGCTTTGAGAGCCTCTTACCCGCTACAGGTGCATTAACAAGATTCATAATATAATCATGGTTAATTAACGGCATGCTTAGCGCTATGTTCTGTGACTGCTCTAATGTATACCACAATCCATAATAACCTTGCTCAGCTTGTTTTGCAGAATAGCCTTTGATAGTTTCTTCAATTTTCGGTGAGTTTAACTGAAGAATGCTGTTAATTTCATCGGCTACACTAAAAAGCCTCTCTACTTCCAAACGTGTGGAAAAAGAAAGACTTTCTGCATTTTCTGTATAAACTTTTAGTCGCTTTTTGATGTCAGTTAATGATTGACGATAAACATTAAATAGCTGATTATCCGTTTTCTGGTAATTGGCTTTCTGTAGAGCCTGTAGCTCCTTGTGCCATTTGTTGAGTTGGATCATCTGGGTTCACCGCCGTTTCTTCTTCGTCGGTATTATCCGATAAACCTTTAGTATATTCTGCTTCTTCCAAGGCTTCTTTCACGTCTTCCCAATCAAGGTCAAACTGTTCGCAGATAAGACGCAAAACGTTGTCGTCGTCAAGCCGAGGTGCTACTTGCAAGATAGATTCAAGGATAATTTTTCTTGTCTCTGCTTCGGTTTTCTCATTGTTAACAATATCTGTTTCATTCACCATTACTTCTCTAGTAAACGTAAATGAAACTTCTGTTGGGTCAAATGCTTTAGTATAACGACGATTAATGTCATCAATAACAAGCTTATTCATCCATTCTAGTAAAGCTCGTAGTCTGGCTTCAGTCTTGTTGGCTTACATGTTTAATAGTGTATAACGTGCTTTTATCACTATGTTGGTGATATTCCCGTCGCCTACTTGAGTTGAATCAAAGGCCATTCCAAACTTATAGATATTTTCTTTGTCAATCTCCATTTTGGTTTTACGCCCTTCAGTTGGAATCGTTACTGTTTTAACATCTAAGCCCCCATCTGAACCAGTTCCAACAACCTTTTTAGACTTGACGTTTTGTCTTAATTTTGAAAGGTCATCGCCCTGGAATCCTGAAACAACATAGATAGCTTCTGCAAAGTCTTGTAAGTTGTTCGATAAGAAACAGTTCATTAAGTCGTAATCGTCTATCAGCGCCTTAATAGGCTTTAAATCTGTCGTTTCCTGTTTATTGTTTGATAAACGATAAAAAGGTATTTGTCCGTAGCTTCGTTGCAATAAGCTTTCACTCTCACTATCAACTGCTAAAACATGTGGCCTTGGGTTAATTGGTTCAGATTTATCTAGTTCGTAGTCTTTGTTATCCTCAGCAACAAAGAAATAAACGTTCTGATCAGTCCACACTTCCGCGTGATGGATATCGACTGTCTCACCGTCTTTCTCGATTTCAGTGATATAATGACGGCAAATACGTTGTAATTCATTGTATTCGTTGTATACACCAAACACGTTTAAACTATCAGCCACTTGAAAACACAATCGATCTTCTGCATTGGTTCTTGCATAAACATACTCAAAACCTTTTTGGCTTGAACCTTCCACAAGCTCTTGTAGCACTACTTGAAATTCAGAATTGTAATACTCTGCTAAATACTCTTTAAGTTCTTCGTTTTCTGTTTCGTATTCAACAGGATTAGATAAAAGGTATTGAGTTTTTTGGTCAACAATTTCTGGGAAAAAGCCGTGCGGGATTCGTACGTTCGAGGCGTATTTGTCTTCTCGCAGTACCCCCTCATCGTCTACGTAAAAGATACGATTGTTCATGATATCATTTTCATGGTTATAGTACCGAATACCTGTCTCTGCCTCTCTTTTTGAGGTAGATTTTCGATCTTTGTCAATCGCCGCCTTTAAAGCACTGGCGATAATCTTCACGTCTTCACTAAGTAAAGCTTCCATTTACAGCCTCCTTTCTTTTGGTATAATCTTAGTTATCAGCAATTGCTTTGCTGAAATAGTCAACGGAAGGTGGTGAACAAGTATGTTACGTATTACTTTGAAAAACGAGACTTATATTGATGTTTCTGATTTTAAAAAGGTTTCCTATTATTTAAGTGGAACTTTAAAAGAAAAAACAGCAAAAAATTTTAATGAATTTGTAATTGCTGACAATAGGACCTATGTTTTTGAGGGAAGCACTACCGTTTCCTTAAACGGCAGCGAAATATTGTATATTGAATTAGAACAAACTGAAAGCTAGCAAACAGCTTTTATTAGCTCTGCAATGGATGCAACCATTGCGGGGCTTTTTTCACATTCAGATTCAAAATATACTTTAATAAAACGGTATATAGCCTCAAGTGATTCATACTTTTCTTTTTCATTCTCCATTATCATTCACCTCTTTCTAGTATAGCCATTTATTTGTATTCTTAATTTCTCTAAGCAGACTAGCTGCACTGTCTGGTGCGTCGTCGTGCTCTGCGTTCTCTGTATAGTCTAGTATCTCGGCTATATATTCTTTGTCTGTGTCTTCAAGCCAAATTATTTGGCTCCAATACTTCCGCAAATAAGAAGATATCTTGATAAACTTATTTGTTTTTTCGTGATACTTTTGCACGTATTGACTTCGTTCGATTAGGTGTTTAGCTAAATAACCTTTATCGCCGTTCGTTTCAGTGTAAAATGTTCCAGCTTGGTAGTATTGATGTAGTTGCAATATTTCAGGCAGGCAATCATCAACGTGTTTCTGCCATTTCTTGCCAAACCCGATAATGGTTCCGTCCTTTTGCTCTTTAAAAATGGTAAATGCTGTGCTATCACCACCTCCGTATGCCGCGTCGATGTGTGCTACGCCGTTATAAATAAGGTTAGTGTTATCGATATAGGTCGGTGCAGTAAATAGCGATTCACTATCAGCGATGTGTTTTAACTCGTAGTTCGCTGCAAAGAGCGACGGTGTCATAGACTGCTGTAACGCTTTACGTTGTTCTTTGTCAATCAAACCTGTTTCGTAACAATCGAATTTCTTGACGTTAGGCATTTTAGAGATTGCGTCTTCTTTATGCCAAGGCGTCCCTGTATTTATGAAACGTCCTCCACGATTTTTAACGTTCTGCAATTCTTGATACTGCAGCTTTGTTTTCTCTCGTTCCGCACGGCTCACACGGTCTTTAATGTTAACAATATCATCAGTGATAACGATATCCGCGTGTTTACCTGTTAATGAAGCATAAATCCCCATACCGAGTAATTGAGATGTTCCTCGGCTAGATGTTTTTAAGTTGGTATCTATTTCTGTTGTAGTCTCTTTCAAAAGCACCAATTCAACACCATATAATGCAAATACAAGCGTTTTAAAGTATTTGCTAGATAAAACCTTAGCCACTTGTAAAATAATCTCTACGACGTCCGTATCTGTCTTACGTAAGAAGATAATGTTTTTATTGGGAAAAAGAACCATCAACAGCGCAATGGCAATCGCCAATGTGGTTGTTTTAAATGAGCCACGATGAGCTAATAGCGTTTGATCGTCTTTCTCGAACAAAAAAGACTTTAACCAATCATTGTGCAATTTTCCTAAATCGTTAAACCCCACTAAATTTCCGAAAATTACCGGGTTTGTTTTGATTAAGTTCAAGTATCTCCGCTTTTTAGGGCTCATGTAGAATCATCCTCGAAAAATTGCTCGATTTCGACAGCTGCATCGGAGATATTAAGCACGCCTGAAACTTCAGTTTCTTTTCGATCTCGCCATTCGTCCGGCTTTCTATTTTTCAACCAGAAAATAGCTGCAGTTGGATTAGGAGCTACTTGTTTTGTAACCTTTTTTGTAATTTCCATACCGTTTTCTGTTAGTTCTTCTGTAACTTCGGTATATTCGTAGCCTGTAGCACTCTTAAACAATGCATTCTCCACTTGGCGATCGACAACTTCTTTCCCTTTTTTAAGGGCGGAAGAAATGGAAGAAAATTTCTTTTTCCAATCGGTAAACGTTCGTTCGGATACTCCGATATTCTGGGCTATCTGCTTATCGATGAGGCCATCTCGTGCCCATCCTTCAATTTTGATTAACCCTTCATCGGTTAGCCACTCTGTGTACTTTGCCATGACCTCACCGCCTTTCTGTCTAATAATTTATCACTTCATGTATTTCTCTATATTCTCTTTTATATGCTTATCTTCCCAACTACCATGACCACAATAAACTAGCTTACAAGAATCAATCTCTTTCGGTGTAGCTTCTCTCGTCATTTCAACAATTGAAACATTCTTCTTTATCTGCACAGACATTACAACACGTACTGAATCAGTTGTACGGTTCGGCTGTGGATATTTATGTGTTAACGATACATACCAATAGTTTTTCATGTTCTCTCTCCTAATTGTTTTTATGTACTTGATTCAACAAGTTACTTTTTGCTACAATAATCTTGGGTAGCGACACCCTATATAATAGTTTATCGATTAAGATAAGTATTCTAATAATCCTCAAATTTTGTGTAATACTCCATTTTAGAATGTTTGCTACCCAGCCACTAGGGTCCCATAGTCTAGTGGCTTTTTAGTGTATACTCTCTTTTTTATTGCAAGATTATTTTAGGCTCTGATATAATAGTTCTGGGTAGCAGCTCCTTAAAATAATTTATTAATCTACTTTAAATATTCTAGTATAACCTCGATGTTGCACGATAAGATAAATTAACCCATGCTACCCAGCCACTGGATTATGAAATCCAGTGGTTATTATTTATAATGACTATGACTTTTTTTATTAATCTGTTATACTTTCTGTACAGGTAGTGTATGATAGTTAAATTTCTTTCACACGAAATACCCTCATATATCTAATAGCTACCTAGCCACTAGATCCCATTTCTAGTGGCTTTTTTATATAAAAAATAAATTATGTGGTTAAGCGCTCTTTTATTCTCTATTCTTATTTGATATATTTTTTTTAGGTAGCAACTCCTTTTTTTAATAGTAACCAACTAATTTTTCACGAATGCTACCCAGCCACTAGATCCCATAGCCTAGTGGTTTTTTATGTACAAAAAAAGACCATTCAAAGAATGATCTATTTTTCTTGATTATTGATAATAAAAAAGCGGATAAAATCTTTTCCAAATTTTGATATTTTCAATCTATCCTTTGCTTTAAGACTTATCTTACTTTTGCTAGTTAGACTTTTCAATTTTATTTTTCTTTTCCCAGACAAAGAATTTAATATGCTCTCTGTAGAATTTCTAATTTCCTCAATGGCAATTTGCATTTTTTTTATATCTTTTGCAAGCTTATCATCATATTCATTTTGCATTAAGCCTAACCGATATAAGTTCTCTCTAACTGCAACATATTGGTCGTAATTGATATCGAATGCTTCTAATAACTCTGTATAGTTATTGTATCCATCGATATCAGCAAATGTATTGGTTTTATAGGACAATTTAAGAACTGAAATATCTAAAATAGTCAGTTTATCAAGCGTATCAAAATATAAATAAGCCACATCAAAAGATGGATTATCCAAATTCAAAAATTCTGAATAACCATTAATCATAAATTCAATTTTTTCTGCTTGATTAGTAGATTCAATTTTCTTCATGACCATTTCAAATATTTCGTCTAAAACTTCCTTATTTTCTAAAGATTGTTTTTCAAATTTCTCCTTCAATTCTTCGTTTCTTCTACTGATTGCTTGAACCATAATCTCTAAGTTTCTTATTTTCTTATTCGTCCTAAACTCAGTTATAGCTCCCCCAATGCCCGGTATCAAACCAGCTCCGTAATCAATCAATATATCACCACCTTGCTTCACAATTTCATTTGTTAATAAAGGTAAAGCATTTTCTTTTAGAAAGTCTTTTCCCTGATCAGCTACTATTGACAAAACATTTTCAAATAAAAAATTTTTAACTGCATTTGCTTTCTCTCCCACAATCGTTATCCCCTTTACAAATTTATATATACAGAATAACTGATTATGCGAATAATAAAAAGACCGCACTCAGAAGTGCAGTCTCAGATAGGAGGGAAAATCTTAACCGTCATTCGATCGTAAAGGTAGTTACATTTGAATTATTGACGATATTTTTATTTAAGCAGCAAAAGCTACTTATTGACGTGACAGGAGTCGAACCTGCATGTACTTGATTGAAAACCAACCGCTCTCACCAATTGAGCTACACGCCATACCAGAAGGAGCTACCTCCTAGCAATTGCTAATAAATCAAATTAACCTTTACACACTCTCGTCAGAATGTTTTCCCATCAGGACGTAGCTTTCGCAGACTTTCACGGCTAAAATGATTATGTCACTGGCAAGGATTTGCACCTTGGTATGGTCTATATTCCACCACAGTGACCGATCAATCAAACACCAGCAAAAACAATTGATCAAGTTTATCCTAAACGTACCTAGCTGCTACTCTATGAGTTTAGGAATTGCTCTCGTGCGTAAGCAGCTGCCGCAGAGTTCTGGTTAGTGTCATATCTTCAGATGCTGGGCTAAAATACCGCGCCTAGCCTCGCTTACTACGCTTTACCTTGCATAAGGTAGTTACTGCATCTCTAGTAACTATTTGTCACTTGCAAACCTGTAGAAAAAAAGAGAAGGCTCTTCACCTCCCCTCTAAGAGAACGTATCAGTTTGCGAGTGATAGTGTGATCAGTGTTAGCAACGAGATAATATTTATTTTTGATTTCCTTACACTTCTCACACTACTAATTTACCATATTGACTACAGTTAAAATTCCCAACAAATTCCCATTACAATCCTAATTCTTCTGCGACTCTTTCAAAAAAAGCATTTCTTAATCGATAGGCTGTGTTTTTACTGATAAATAACTGTTGAGCTACCCCTAATAAAGTGAGTGTTGGCCTGTTTTTTAAGTAAAGCTCTTCAATGATTACCTGCGTCTGTTCATCCGATTCTGCTAGGCAACTTTGGATAATATTGCGGTTCCTTTCTAAATTCCATAATCGACGATCTGTAGCGATAGTAATAGCTAACCGTTCAGTAGTAGCCGAATTAGTCCCTTTGCCTTGAATATCGCCATTGATATCAGTTTCTTTATATGGATGTCGTAGTTCTAACTCTCGTTGCCGAATATAGTCATCGGTTTTATAATAGTCTCCTAAAATATCTTTGATATAGTTAAATGTTGACGTCCGCAACTAATCATCATCTCCTAAAATTAATTTAAGTTGTCTATCATGCAGATAGTCCATTGTTGCGATTAATTCTGCTGTATATGTTTCTATATCTAGCGTGTCCATGTATCTAGGCTCAATTAATTCTTTTTGTTGATGAATTGCGTTTCTGATATCGTAACCAATTTTTTTCAATGCGTATGAGTATGTTTTTCTGTACTTATCTTGTAAAAAATCTTCTGCTTTTTCACTTAGTGATTTCATTTCTGCACCTCAATCGTGATCGGTCTTCCATACTTTAAAATTTCCCAAGTGCCATCTTTCATATTGGTTTTATTCATATGATTTCTTTCATCACGAGCTATCGTATAATCGAAAAATAAATCGGCTTGCTCTGCTCCATGTAAGTATTCAACATAAACGCCATCGACTTGCCTTCCTATGATATAAACTTCTGGATAACTCATACGCTGGAACCTCCTAAATATAGCCCTAATCCCAAAATAAACGAGCATGAAAGGAAATAAACGAGGTCACTGCTTGTTATGTCATTGCTATACACGAAATGGCTCACGGTTGCTTTTGCTACAAGAATCATTATTGCAATGCCACTAACTTTATTTATTACTCTTTTCCAGTTGCGTTTCATTTATTCACCATCCACCTTCACAGCAAACGGCCAATAGCGCTCATCAACTGCTTTGATTTCTTGTTCTGTTAACATATCCACCTTTTCCTTACATGTCGTAAAATCAATTGCTCCCGCTAAATTTAAAAAAGTATATCCTGTGTTAGTCGCCCATTTGTCTGGTAATAAAACGTGATATAAAGGTCCCTTCTCGACTTCGTAACCGTTAGCTAATGCATCAACAAATAAATCTCTATTCGACTTAAACCACAAAGAAAATTCATCATTTGGCATTGCTCTTGCGAAAGAAATTGCTGAATCAATAATATCAACTTTATCAGAACCTAGGCCTTCGCCTTCTTTGATAAAGTCATCGGCCTTTTTGGGCAATACAGTTTTTTTCTGTTCGTCAAGTTGTTTTACTGCAATCAAACAGTCACGAACTGCTTGATCATATCCTTCGTTGTACTTTTCGATGAATGAATCACCTTCTAAACCTTCTAAAATACCAATCAATTCTTGTTTATTCATCGCTGCTCCTCCACTTCATCAAACCCACAGATTAGTGATTCTTTTTTCCATACGCCGAATCCCTCAATTCCTATCAATCCTCTGTCTTCTTCTGGAAACAAAAGAATATACCCTGAAGGAATTACCTTTTTTACTTCTAATATTTTTCCAGTATATTCGGGAATTGCTGTACCAATATACTTCACTTTGTCACCTTGTTTAATAACCATAGCTGTTTTCCTCCTAAAATTTCAGACTGTCGCCTATCATTTTATTTAATTCATAAAGGACCTCGTGTGGTAACACCGCTTGTACATTGACGCCAGTTTCATCACATTTAATGTCTAATGTGTAATCAACACCCGTCTCCCCATTTTTACAATAGGCTTCTTTTTCAAGATGAACCTTGTATAAATGCCTACCATTGACTACAATATTCTTTTGTTGCACATTATTGCTGACGTTCTCGTCATACGTTACTTCATAACTCATTCCGCTTCCTCCAATCGAATAGCTGGACCACATGCAATTTCATTGTTAAATCTCTCAACGTTAGTTTCCAGACGATCAATATGTTCCTCGTTCACTTCTTGATTCATTTGATACGAGTGGCCTGCCCAAGAATTGAAAGCCTCTAGCCACCCTTGGTTTTCTTTATCAGCTGTGATGATATACTTACTCATTTTGTCCCCTCCTGTTCCTCCTACTCACACGAGATTAGAATTACTCTTTCGTCAATAAATTCTCCATCTTCGCCACACAATCCTTCTTGAATTTCAACACTGGTGATAATTTTGAAAAATCCGTTGTCTGATCCTTGAGCATTTACCAAGATTTCAATGTCACCGTAGATATCTTGTAATTCTTGTATTTTAGCTATTGCTTCTGAACTATTCATTCCGATTACCCCCAAAAATTCTTCACGATATTCGTTGCTGCTTCAATACCATCCAAAAATGCTTTGCGTTCACTAGACTGATAATTAGGAAACCTTGCATCTTCAATATTTTTGTTCCAATTGTCGTATTCTTTATCAATTAAATTTATTAGCTTCTGTCTGTTTTCTACTTCTGCTTGAATTATCAATAATAGTTCTTGTTTCGAACATTTTGATAATTTTTTACTTGACTGAATAATCATTCCGCTTCCTCCTGTTCTAAGGACTACTGACTAAAAGCTTGTATGACTTGCTTCAATTCATCATCATTTAAATCACCATATGCATAAGCTACTTGCTTATACTTCATTTTCCCACCAGTAGTTGATAAAAATCCCATGATTTCAATAACTTCACGTAATCCGTATAATTTGCATGATTCTTTCAACCAATCAAGCACAATCTGCTGATTTTCGTTGAGTTTTTGTTGTTTGATTCCTCTAACAGTGTGACATCCACCATACGATTCATAGCCACTTATGACAATATGGCCTTTAATACGTTTAGCTGACTCAAATTCGCCCCACGTTTTGCCATTAATTACTAATCGCCCTGTACTCATTCTGTTCCCTCCAATTCCCACGGAAAAGGCGTTCTAATGGACCAGACAGGTACAGACCTATGACCACAATCTCGCCATTCTAACCACCAGCAACTACGGTTCTCATTGTCTTCGTCTACTCCGAAACGATATCTAACAAATGCATCTTCTATGATATAAGGTGTATTTTCGTCAAGCATTAGTTCTGACCGCCATTCATCTATTGCTTGTTCCCTGGTATATTTTTGTTTATTGAAGCCCATCCAATTATTGAAATCCCCTTTAAACACTTCAAAGTCAAACTTGCTTCTTCCTTTAATCGCCATAGTTCCATCTGTCCTCCCAAACATTTCTGATAACTTCATATTCTTCGCTGTCAATGAATCTAACAGATGTTAATTTTCCATTTCTTATCGTTTTTTTGCAGAATGAACCTTTTTCAAATACAACAATGCTATCATTCATATGTGTTTTGAAAGGATCATAATATAATACATCACCCTCAAAAATTTCAACGCCGTTCTTGTCTTTCAACCCTGTTGATTGTCCGACTGTTTCCTTATCAATCAGATAAACCGAATTTTCATCTGATTCATTTACGATGGCATACTGGCCAAACATAAAAGTTAGAAGTCCAATATGCCAGTTACCTCTTTGATCTCTTGCTCTAAATTTTGGGATCATCTTCTTTACTCTCTTTCCGCTTAAAAATATAAATTTATATGTTCAAAGACATCTCTTTTTTTACTAGTGGTGTAGTTGTCAAAACGAACGAACAGCTCTTTCTTTACATTATTTGTTAAAAACCTGACAGAATATCCATACTTAATTCTGCTTATTTCAATGGCATCTCTGCATATTTTTCTCAGCTCATTTTTCGATAGTTTAACTCTAAAACCTAGCACTATATCAGCATCACCATTCACGGTCTCTGTCTTAGCGGACCAATCGTCATTACAATAATGCCCATAAAATTGCCAAAGTTTATCATTATCTAACTCAAGCAAATTTATTTGCTCATTCATCTTATTCACTCGCTTTCATAAATACTAACCAATGTGTTTTTGCTCTTTTATTGCCGTACAATGGCTCACAATCAATTGTGCTTAATATTTCAGATAACTTGATTTGTTCCTCGTTCCATTTAAAAACTAACGTCCCATTGGGCTTCAAAACCCTCATACACTCATGAAAACCTTTTTGTATATCTTCTTTCCAAGTTTTCTCGTTTAGCTTGCCATATTTTTTAGCCAACCAGCTGTTATTACCACACCTCAATAAATGCGGAGGATCAAATACAACATGATAAAACGAGTTATCTTCAAAAGGCATCTTTCTAAAATCTGCAACTAGATTAGGATTAACATCGATAACATGCCCACTGTCTAATTTTTCGTAATGTTCTCTGTTGTCCATAAACAAAACTTGTTCGTTTTGCTTATCAAACCAAAACATTCTGCTACCACAGCAAGCATCAAGTATTCTTTTCATAATTTCAAAGGAGAAAAAGCTTTTTAATGCGGCCGCAAATCTCCGCTCCTTTCTTATAAATTCACTGGTTCGTTTTTATAACCAGCATCAATCAAAATTCCCTCAATCACATAAAGGTCCGTTTTCTGCTTTAAACTAGCCTTAAATTTCTTCGCAATATTTCTAGCTTTGTCTAAAGAAACGATCTCATATTTTCTAGCCAATGCATCCGCAATAATAGCGGATGTTGGCGTGTAATAAATCTCCAGCAACATGAACACTCGCTTTCACTTCATAAACCTAATTTAAATGTTCAGCTTTATATTCCCAAAATTTGTTTCTAGGCATTCCTAACGCTTCTATGATTGCATTCACTGAATATCCTATCCATTGCAAATACAAATATTCTTGAATGGTGAACTTGTCTTTATCAATTGAGCTGATTGGTTTAGATTTATCCATTGTTTGCTCACCAATATCCTTACCAAGTATTTTAATTTGACGATAGACCATGCTTTTTGGATGTCTATACCAATCTGGGTTTTCATTCATTAACTTAAGCATTTCTTTTCGCTTTTGCTTTTTTTCAGCTTGAATACGTGCTACATCTTCAAAAATTACACTGTTCATACTTTAACCTCCTAGAACGGCAGATCATCGTCGCTAATGTCGATTGAATTACCTGCGCCTGCGAACGGATCTACATCTCCGCCAAACGACATTTGTTTGCTGTTATTTTGCTGATTTAAGCCTTTGTTTTGATTTGTGGTATATTTACCCTCGAAATCATTTTGAACGCTTGTACTGTCATCCTGTGACGTCTGAATGCTATTTCTATTCTCGTTTGTACTTTTTGATTCCAATAATTGGAAACTCTCGCAAACAACTTCAGTCACATAGACACGTTGGCCTTGTTGGTTGTCATAATTACGAGTTTGAATTCTGCCAACAACTCCTAATAATGTTCCTTTACGAGTATAATTAGCCATTGTTTCAGCAGGCTTACGCCAAATTACACAGTTGATAAAATCCGCTTCTCGTTCGCCGTTTTGGTTTGTAAAGTTACGGTTCACAGCAAGAGTAAAGCTTCCAACTGCAGAACCACTGGCGGTGTAGCGTAAATCTATCTCTTTCGTTAAACGTCCAACTAACACAACTTGGTTTATCATATTGTCACTCTCCTAATAATTCTTGTTTTTGTCGTTCTAATTCAGCTAATTCTTCAGCTGATAAAGGCACATCTTCTTGCATTCCAGTCCAATTTGGTAACTGCTCTTGTCTCACTGGCGCCTTAGAATACGTAGGCTGTTTATTTGTTTGAGATAAATCATATTCATCGTTATAACGATCATCACGGATCCAACGAAATAATTCTTGTGGATGGTACCAATCGTTTAATTTAATATACGCAAGATAGTCTTTATATCCTTTTTTAAACGACTCTAAATCTTCTTCCGTCTTGAACTTCTTTAAAAATTGTTCTCTAGCTTTTTTCTTGTTGGTTTTCTTTGGATAGGTTTTCCAAACTTTTTCGAATAGTTCAGACATAGTTGAGCTTGGCTCAACACTATTCTTTTTTTTATCCTTAACTAACCTATCCTTACCTAACCTGCGTATCCATTTGGTATCCCATACGGTTGTCATCTGGTATACCAAGACGGTTTTCACTCTCTATAACCTCGGTTTTAAAGGTATATGCTTTACTATTTTTCTCAGCTAATTCAGCCTTTTCTTCTTGATATAGAGTTGGTTTGTATCGATCATTTCGGATATAGTTATGAATTTTCCAATGCTTGATAACAATAACCCCGCTATCAAAAACTAAAATAAATCTTTTGGCCATTAATAGCTTTAAATCATCATCTCCACATCCAACCATTCGTTGGATTTTCTTAGGATTATTAATAAATCCATCATCATCCGCTCGCATTGACAAATGAAAATAAAGAGATTGAGTTGACAGCGGCATGTCTAAAAATGCATCGCTATCAATGATGGTCTTTGCAAACATTCTTCTTTCAGCCACCGTTCTATCCTCCTATGTTTAACTTTTTACGCTCTTCGATGTTTAATTTGACTGGTTTAATTTGATACTTATTCAAAAAGTTCTTAGTACCTATTTGGTGCTCCTCTTGATGGTGCTGACGACATCCTGCATAAAATGTGAATGTCTCATGATTAATCTTTTTACGATTACGCCCCATACCAACAACTTCAATATGGCAAACGTCAGCATGCTTACCGCAAATACAGCACTTACGATATTTCAGACAGTAATAAAACCATTTGTTGTTTTCAAGCAAGTATTGGTATCTTTTTTCCAGTGGTATATCGTTTTTCAAAATAAACTCAATCAAGAAACCGATCCACTCAGTCGCTTCATTCTTGGTAGCTCTACTATGTTCAAAATAAACACCACTCTTAGCCTCGTAGTAGTATTTCAAGACACTTTCAATCCATTTAGGTTCGTCATAGCTCCAACGTGCTATATCGGCTATTAGAACGTGAGAAAGTGCATTCTGTTTTTGAGACATCTGTCGATTATCTAAGAATTCAACTTTCGCTAAATTATCATCGTTATTAGCCAGAAGTTCGAGAAAATTTGAATTTATTTCATCCTCAAATTCGATGGCCAATTTATTCCCTTTGTGGTTTATGATTTTTCCAATCATTCAATCACTTCTTTTCAAAATCATTTGCAATAGGAGGATTTGCGTCGTCAAATAATTCTGTTTGTTCTTCATCGAGTTCGTTTTCACTTTGTTGTTCTACACTAGGAACTTCAATCTTTTCTAGCATTTCTTTCATACGCTCAAGAACTTTAGTTTTTACGTTTTTTAAAGGTACGTTGTTAATCTTGCTGTGCAACTCTTTAAACATATTTTCATGATTTTCAGATTGTGTAGCAAGTTCTGTAATACTACTAATTAATTCATCTTTTAATTTTTCTAAATCTATTCCTTCGCTACTCCATTCATATATTTTTTCGCCTACTTCTTTTGTTATTTTAAAAGGCATATTAAACATATTTGAGTTATCTTTGGTAGCTTCCGCTATGTGGTCCTGATCAATACGTAAAGCGATAGCAAATTCATATTCCAAACTATCTTTTTGATCAGGTTTCAACCCTAGTTTTACTACTTGTGTTTTACCTTGTTCATTTTTTTCCATGTCGTAGGCTTGCTTACTTCTAGACGTTCCAATCACATACATTGAATTTCCTGTTACTAACTTAAGAAATTCTTTCTCTAATGGTTTTACTTTATTCCAAGCCAACATTTGATTTTTAGAGTTGCCTCTCTGATGGTTTTCTACTTGTTCTAAAATGCCACCTTCACCACTCCAAGCATGTGTTAGAGAATCGACTATCACCACCTCAACCCCAGCTTGTTTGAATAAATTAAAAGCCTGTATATATCGCTGGACAGTAAATGGTGCTTCAAAATCAATATGCAAAAATTCCCCTATGTCGACATTTCCAATGGTTGAATCAGCATATAACAACGATCGTTTGTGCTCAGTGTCAATGACACCTATTTTTTCCCATTGTTCTTGTTCTGATAAGTCTGAATGCATTTTTTCAATAATTCCTTTAGCAATAAACAACGCACTTACTGTTTTTCCACTACCACTTGCGCCAGTTATCATGATAGGAACTTTTATTTTTTCGCGTTTAGCCTTTTTTATTTCCATATTGAAACCTCCTATCTAATTCTCAAACTCTTAGTTTGAACTAATTCTGCACCTTTGATTTCCCCATGTTTCAGTTCTTCTTTCAAAGCTGTTTTATCAACTTTGGGAGGTTGAGGAATTAAAAAGCCAATAGGAATTAATTTTTCGTCTATAATATTCACAGAAACTGGATTGTTTTGAATTCCTACATTGAATAATTCGCCCTTGATTTTCGTTTTGCCGACCTTTTCCATTTCATCTTGCAGATATCCTTTTAGGTTCTTTACATTGTTAGAAAGCGTTGTTTTTCGTGACTGTAGCCGTTTGATTTCTTTTTCAACAATAGATATGTTGCTTTCAAGTTCTTTAACTACTTTTGCTGTGTTTTCTACTTTTAAATCGATTGAATCGCTAATACTATCTAACGTATCTTTTAATGTTCCATCATCAAGCTCTTCAGCTAATGACAAAACTTTTAAATAATCGTTGCTGAGTTCATAAAGTGTTGCCACGGCTATCTTCCTCCTCGTCATATTCCCATTCTGGTTCGATTTTCTGTAATTCTTCTAACGGCTCTGTTAAAAATTGATCTAGCGCATCTGCTTCACTACGATTCATTCACAAGACCTCGTTTCTGTGATATAATTTTTCTTGTATAATTTTTGTATGTGCCTTAATCGTTGGCAGACGATTGGGCATTTTTTATAACTTCCGACAAAAATCTGCAAATTCATCGCTTGTTACCTCTTTGAAACATTCGAATTTCTTCTCTTTTCCATCTGAATAATAAATATTGATAATTGGAGTATCCCAATCACTTCCTGGAATTCCAGCAATAGTCTTTACTTTTCCCAAGTCAATAATATATTCGCCTTTTTCCCAAACAGTTTCGGCAGTCCAAAAGTAATCTGAGAGAGTTCCTAAAAATACTTTATCAACATCTGCATTCTCCACTTCGACATCAATTAGCTCTTTAGCTTTTTTAAAATCATATAATTTTGGCATTCAAATACCTCTTCTCTTTTTTTGTTGAGCAATATATATCCGCCCCTTTTGTTGCTGGTACCATAAATCAGCAAGTTTTTTCGTTTGTTCTAGTTTGTCTTTTCTTGTCATTTCTTAACCTCTCTATCTTCAAGTGCCAGATCATAAAACAGTGTCCAAATGATGAATAAGCCGATATATATATTTTGGATAATCGGATTAAAATTTCCGCCTACTATCAACCCCAATCCGAAAACGATTAGCAACACTGCAATTCTTCTTAAGTTATAAATTTTTCTCATTTCATTTCTCCTTAAATATGCATTCTATTTTGAATCTCTAAGTATCTTAAAAATTCGAGTTCTTTTTCAATTTGATATGCTTTTCCTTCGGTCAGTTGTTCTGATTGTCTAAGCGCTGCTCTATCATCTTGTAGCTGTTTACGCTCTTTTTTGATTTGGTTGAGTATCCAACTTTCTTGTTCAGTTGTATAAGCCATAATATTCTCCCTACGCTATGTCGTTTAAGTCTAAACTCATTTGTCTTACAACTGTTTTGTGGCTGTGGACGGCTCCCAGTCATTGATATATTCAATTACCATTGGATAATGTTTTTCTCTTAATTGTGATCTGGTACCCACGCCTGTAATTTGCTTAATACCTGAATTAATATCTTTGTATAACTTTCCACGCTGTTCCTTTGTGATTTTCCCAAATCCTCTTGCAACTTCTGCTACTCGTTGATGAACTCGACGTGATAAGTAGCCATAATCATCTGCACCGATTTTTTGATTGTCTTTTAAGTCGGCTACTTCTTTTTCAATTACATCTACACGCTCATTTGTTTCTTCATTTGCTGATAAAGCAAGCATCGCCAATTCTCTTTGAGAGGTTGGAAGTTTAGGCTGTTGAATTTCTTTTTCCATTTGATTAAAAGCTTCAATATATTTCAGTTTGAATTGCAAAGCTTTTTGACCTGTGAATCCCATTGCTAGTAGTGTGAATCCGTCACGGTTCATAATTACTTGGCGATAAGACTGTTTGTTTTGCGGATGAATATAGTTATCTTCGTAAAATAGGTCTGCGTAATTTTCCGCAACCCCCTCTTTTAAATCATCAATTGCTGCTAAAACATCACGATGGTTTTTATTAAATGTTTCGGCAACTTGTAAACTACTTGTTACTGCTTGTTGGTCTTTCATTATTACTAAATTTGTCATTTGGTTTACTTCCTTTCTGGTATAATTTTCTTATCAGCAAGTGCTCTGCTGAAATAACTGATAAGGTGGTGAGGTAATGTATAATGTTGTAGAAAAATCTATCCCCTTTTTAGAAAAATATTCTTTTTGGGTGTCGATAGCGTTATTTTTATTTTGGGTTATCCAAAAGAAAAGTAAGCTGTATATTTCTTATTTAACTAATAAAGCCAAGAACAATTACGAACGAAAGTATTTTGAAATTTTTGCATACAATGAAAAAAATAAAAATCATCAAATACAATTAACTAGTAGCTGGCTTGACCTTTACAAAAGTTACTGGAAAAGAACAAACAATACTCTACTTTTGTCATTTATTTTTGCGTATATCTCTTTCAATACAACATCTTATTTTAGAAACGATTCAGATAACTTTTTTAAACTATTAACCATTTCCACAAGTCTGTTCCTAGCTGGATTAACATACATCCAACAGCTATACCGAGAATAAAGATGAATGCTTGAACAAACAAAGATTCTTTATATCTATTTTTCGCCTTAGTATCTTCTGCCAAAGTACTAAGGCTGTTTGCAATGCTTTCCAATGCAATAACTGTTCTTTCATCCGTATTCATATTATTTCCTCCCTAAATTTCGCTTGCCCAAGATTTATCTTTTTTGTGATAGAAGCCATCTGCGACACTCTTCTTTGTCGTAGAACTTCCCTTGTTTACTTACTGATCCATGCGGAAGACCTAGCTTCTCCCATTCCCTTATTGTTGTAGTGGATACATCGAAATATTTTGCAATCTCTGTTTGATTTAAAACTCGCTTATCAACTGCGGTATCTCTTCGTGCTTTTTCTATTTCATCAACAATAATTCCATGTACAAAATCTCTTAGAGAAGCTTCATTTTCTGGAGTTAAAATCACTTCCATTTTTATACCCCCTTCTAATCTCCTTTTGTTTTTAAAAGTTCTTCCATGCCAACACCTAAGTAATCTGCAACTTTTTTTAAATTTTTTGCAGATGGCATCGACTTGTTCCATTTAGAAATAGTTCCATTAGAAAACTCTAAATCACGTTCGATTTTGTAGATAGATAAAGCTTTTTCTTCAGAAATACATTTGATGCGTTCATAAAGCAATTTTCACACCTCCTAGAAATGAATAATATTTTTTGTTTCTGGGGTATTGACTTATAATAGAAAATATTCTATTATAAGTGCATAGAAAATAATCTAAAAACAATATTGTCCTTAGTCTTTTTATTCTATGTTATACCATCCAGAAATGTGAGAGTTTCTTGTACTTCCTGAGTACATGTGTATAATACCATAGAATTATTTCTAATGTCAATAACTTTAATAGAAAAAATTCGGAGGTATTTTGATGAGCACATACGAACGTGTTAAAAAGCTTGCTGCTGCAAGAAAAATGAGCATCGCGGAATTGGAAAGAGTTCTAAATCTATCAAATGGAATGATTTCTAAATGGAGTAAATCTAAACCCAACTCAGAGCCACTTTCTAAAGTAGCTGATTATTTTGACGTATCGACGGATTACCTATTAGGCCGTACTGATCTACCACATGGCGGTTTAACTAAAGAGCAACGAGAAATGACTATTGAAGAAGCAATAAACTCTGTTATGAGTCACGGCGGCAAAGAAGTAACTGATAATGACAGAGAAGTCTTAAAAAGAATAGCAGAGGCGTATTTGGAAGGTAAATACGAATAAAAAAAGAATTTTTGAGAAGGTGCGTTGCTTGGATAAACAGATTGAAGAAATAGTCAAGATTTTAGGAACTACTGTGATTTACGATGAAATTGAAAATAATGCTTATTACATGACACGCTTTAATTTAATAGTGGTAAATGTAAAGCTTTCAGAATTTGAACAAAAAAAAGCTTTACTGCACGAGCTCGGTCATGCTTGTGAGCACCAAGAGAATTATCCCCTGTACAAAACAGCATATGCTCTTCGTTCTAAAATGGAATATGAAGCGGATTGTTTTATGGTAGAAAAATTATTAGATGAATATTTAAACAGTACGGGTATTGCTCCAGAAAGAATCAACTACATGAAATTTATAGAAGATGCCAAAATAGATGCGCGCTACGAAGATTGGGTAAAGACTCTACTGTTTAATAAGTTGCAAAGAATAAACTTTGCATAAAAAAAGCCCGTGCTGGGAACACGGACTAAAGAATATTTTTTTCTTTTATAAACTGTATAGCTTCATCATCCAACTGAAAAAAATGTATATACTCACCATCGCTTAAATCAACAATAGGATACCCTGCCAATAAATGAACTAATATTTCTTTTGTGATATTTGGTGTATTATCAAAAACGGAACACATAGTTTCGACATTAGGACTGCCCCAGATATCATTAATTTCTTTTATTGGAACTAATTCGGAAGGAGTTGTCATTTTATCACCTCATGAAAAAAAATTATAGAGTTAACAGATTACCTGAAGAAACTAAACAACAATTAGTCGAAAGTGTAGAAGCCTTAATCTTGGATTCTGAAGCATACGATAACGGAATGTTTAATATGATAAAACGTTCTTCTGCCACTTTGAGAATGTTATTTTACGATTCTCGAACTTCTCATAGCTTGATAAATCAAATAGAAAGTAAAAAATCACTCAAAATGTATAGTTTTATTGATTATCCAATCAAACAAGAAATCTTTTACGGTAGTATTTATTGTGCCAGATTTTTAGCACAACCACCCAAGGTTGGATACTACGATACATTTTTATTTAATCCACTAAAAAAAAGACATATCGAACTTTCTTTTTATGATTGGTGGAATGGGACAATTTTTAGAGTTGGGAAAAATAGTGACTTTTCAAGAGGTAAAATCATTATCACTTTAGCAAATCAAGATGGCGGTGCTCACTTTGATCCTACAATCGATAGTAATTACAGTTCATTGATTAAAGGAACTACTGGCTTTCAGATTCCACCACAATCAAATAATCACATATTTTTAGGAGGGTCTCCTGATTATAATAATCAGCCAGTTCAATTCACAGACATACACTTAGCGATTATGAGGCAAATAGTACATGAAGCTATTCTTTCGTTAATTAAAAACTTCTCCCTAAAAATGCATTACAACCCAAATTTCGAATATAACTGGAACAGAAAAATAAATCCTATTGCTTTTCATTTTAGCGCATCAAGAAACGACTAACATCAAAATTGGATGATATCTTCATAGGCCAATTATAACATAATTTCTACTATAAATCCCCTCTCTGGTGAGTTCTAGCGTGTTCGATTCATGCTAGGGGCTTTAAAATTTAATAAGGAGGTGCTAAAAATTTGTCATTCCTTCTATTCGCTTGCCCAAGTGGAAAGGATAAAAAATGGCAACTTTTAAACAATATACAAAAAAAGGAAAAAAATACTGGAAAGTAACTGCCTATTTAGGCGTAGATTATTTAACTGGAAAACAAATTAATGTCACTATCAGAAACTGTAATACAAAAAAAGAAGCACAGCTCAAGCTTAATCAAAAAAAATTAGATTTTGATAATGGAAATCTAGCTAACGAGCATACTCGTTTAACCACTTTTGAAGAAGTTTATTATATGTGGTTGGACGAATACAAAAAAACAGTTAGGGAATCCACATTCATAGCTACTGAACGTCGTATGAAAAAACACATTTTACCTACATTCGGGAAAATGAGACTTGAGCGTTTAACAGTCAAGATCGTGCAAAAATCTGTTAATGAATGGTATAAAAAGAATGAAATGGGAAAAGTACTTTTGAGTTATGCTTCTCGTGTTTGTGACTATGCTGTTGGTTTAGAAATAATAGACTCAAACCCATTTAAGAAAATAACTAAGCCTAGTTCGCTAAAGAAAGTAGAAAAGAATACAAAAAGAAAGTTCTATACAAAAGACGAACTGGAACATTTCTTAAATACAGCTGATAGCATTGCCAATCAAGCCAAAGAAGAAAGTTTAGTTCTAAAATACTATGCTGATTTAGACTGTGCTATTTTTCGCTTACTTTCTTTTACTGGTATACGTGTTGGTGAAGCTTTAGCATTGAATTGGAGTGATATTGATTTAAAAAAGCAGGTAGTCAATATAAATAAAACTACTGCTATCAGTACAAGCGGATTGACTATAAACGATCCTAAAACTCCCAATTCTATTCGTAAAATTTCTTTTGATAACAAGACTGCTTATATCTTAAAAAAATGGAAACTTAGACAGCGTGAGGCTTTAATGAAAAAAAGTGGGTTTAAAACACAACTCATTTTTACAAAAATTGATGGTACCATGTTCCGAGGTCAAGACATTTACCAACGTTCTAAAAGATTGGCAGAAAAAGCTAACTTACATTCTATTGGTTGTCATGGTTTTCGGCATACCCACGCAACATTATTATTCGAATCAGATAATGTTAGGTCTAAAATAATCCAAGAACGCTTAGGACATTCTTCTTTACAAATAACTATGGATACTTACACTCATATTTCTGATGAAGTTACTAAAGAAGCAACAGATGCTTTCAGTAGCTATGTAAATTTTTAA